TTCCTTCGTTTGATCCTAAACAAATCATTCAGTATTTGATATCCCGACTCAGGGGTCATCCTATGTATACCGATTTCACCCCTTACTACGAGGGGTTTACAGGATCTGTCGAGAAGTTAGGTGACCAGAAATGGCTGATCAGGGGGCGGTATGAGAAGGTGGCGGAGGATAAAGTATTGATTACTGAGCTTCCTGTGGGAACTTGGACGATGCCGTATATTGGGATACTCGATTGTATGGTAGAGGGCGCAGTAGATAAGGATGGGAAGAAATCCGCGCCTTTACTGAAAGACTTTGATGATAAATCGACAGAAGTCCGTGTGCATATTACAGTGACGTTCCCGAAGGGGAAACTCGCAGAGTTAGAAGCAGTAGGTCGTGATGCGAATGGTGTCAACGGTATCGAAAAAATGTTGAAGCTTACGACGACAGTCTCTTCGACGAATATGTATATGTTTAATAATGAATCCAAGTTGAAGAAGTACGAGACAGTTCAAGATATTATTGACGAGTTTTATAGCGTGAGAATAGCGACCTATAAGAAACGTAAGGATGCCCAGATTACAGAGATGCGCCAAAGATTGGTGAAACTATCGATGCGTGCGAAATATATCGAAGATTGTCTTAGTGGGAAGATAGATTTAAGAAGGAAGAAGTCAGAGGAAGTCAATGTGTTATTAGAAGGATTAGAATTTGTGAAAATCGATGATTCGTATGCCTATTTGGTGAAGATGCCGATGGACTCTGTTACAGATGAGAATGTTCTTAAGATCATGAAAGAGAAGGATGATTTAGAGATGGAAGTAGGTATTCTTATTGGAACATCTTTAGAACAGATCTGGCTTTCAGAACTTCTCGAGTTGGAAAAGAAATATGAAATATATAGATTAGGTAGAATACAGTTGCAATCTGGAATGGTTACAGTGAAGAATATAGTGAAGAAGGTTGGAGGTGGATCCAAGAAATAGAAAACTCGAAAGTAGAGAAACGAAAAAGATAAATTATATTACTATTATATAAATATATATTCATATGGGTCGTAAAAATAAAAAATGTGGAGGGGCGTCTTCTTCTACATACATCAAAGATATTAAAGAATTTATAATAACAAGACATGCATTTTCCTGTAATAATTTAATGGAGAGAAAATACAAACACGGAAGTATATATAGTCGTGCAACTGAACTTGATCCTGGATTATCTATGTTTGGTATAGTATCTACCTTATTAAAAACATCCAAAGTCGGTATGGACCGATATCGTTCGAATACTGTATTTGTATCTTGTCTAATACGTACGTGGATGACATCTATTTTATTATATTTACCACATATAGAACATGATGATACACTATCATTAGTAATAAGTCCTTTTTTAAAAGAAAAACATTTGTCGTTTTTAACTGATGGAGGTAATTTACCAAAAGATATAGTGAGTCAAATCGTCGCACTTGTACATTTTTTTAATAATTTATCTATATTAAAAAGTGTATTAGATGGTCAATCGACTGAACTGTCTGCGCAAACCGGTTCAGAGATAGATACAGGTTCTGATACTGCTTCTACTGCTTCTATGACAAGTTCAATTTCAGTAAGCAATCAAAATGATATTTCAAAGACAATTATTAAAAGTATTCTACAAAAATTTGCAAATAAAATAATCAAACTTTTAATACCTAATAAACAAGGTGAATACTTTGAAATCTTAATCAAAACAGGGGTAGATTTACGTGTGGATTTAGCACATCTTTTATCACTTAATGAAATATTTGCAAATGTTACTGTAGGCGATTTCTATTATTTTAAAAGTTCATCCTTTAGGAGTAAACGTGGAATAAATCCAGAACGTAATTTATTCCAATTATCGTATCAATTACCCCATATTGATTCAAATAAACAAAATAGTGAAAATATGAAAATAATTTTTGATAAAGTTATGAATGAAGTTGATAAGATGGAAAATGATTATGATCATCAATTCTATTTGTTGAATATCAATGCTGCAAAAAATGAAGCATTGGAAGAAAAAGCGAGGAATTCTCATGGTTATTCTGGAGTTTTGGAACCAGATCCTAATAATGATAGTGAAATGATTGGCGGTGCTTCTACCGATCCAATATTTGAACATAATATTAATAAATTTATTGAATGGGTACATCTCAACTATGTAGACTTATCCAAAATACATGTAGTAACACATAGTGATTGTATGCAAGCATTTCTCTCAAAAATAAATATATCATATCGTTTACCAGAGACACAATATGGAATTTTTTTTGGACCCCAAGATATTATTATCAATAGACCGACGAATAATGATAGTCGTGTATTACTAGGTATTCCACCATCTGAATCGGGCCATAATATAAAAAAACTAAATGCGGATAATTGGAAAAAAGGAGAGAATGGATATAATAAAAAATATAATAAACCTTTATTATCTCCACAAAATGTCTGGGATTTAACATTTACAAGTGAATTTAATATTGGTATGGATAAATCAGTGAATTTTTCATTAAGAAATATGACTTGTCATGCTGGTATACCCAAACCAAACGCATCCATCTTTTTCGAATCATGTGAATATAATTGTGATTTTGGTCAAAGTCTTGGTATGAATCATAATAAAACCCAAAAATGTTCGAATGAATTGAATCCAGGACCAGGATTTTTCAGAAGAGTGTTCACAAGAAAAGTGCAACCGCCAAAATCAGTAAACATAGAATCACCAAAATCAGTAAAAGATGAAGAAATTAAACCAAAAAAACGAACATGGAAAGATTGGTTATTAAGAAGAAATGGAGGAAAAATACGAAAAACAAGAAAAATTAGAAAAACTATATACAAATAAACTATGATATAAAAATATTTTTAATATCATATAAAATGGAGTCTCAAATAAAAACCCTCGATAATTCTCTCCTACAAAAATACGATGTCAAACTCTATGGGTCCGACCGCGATACCTACGATATTATTAATGATTTCTTAGAGGATATCCATGGCGAGCGTGCCTTCTATATTATCGATTTAGGAACTCTAACCAATTCATATTCTGCATGGACATATCATCTTCCAAATGTAAAACCCCATTATGCAATAAAATGTAATCCGAATCCAGTCATTATCGATGCCCTCGCTTCTCTCGGTGCGAATCTCGATTGTGCATCCGAAACAGAAATGAAAATGGTGATTGAGATTACGAAAGACCCATCGCGTATCATCTTTGCGAACCCCTGTAAAATGTCTTCCCAAATCCGATATGCGCGAGCAAATGATGTCGATTTAATGACATTCGACTGCGAAGAAGAACTTTATAAAATCAAACTATATCATCCATATGCTTCCTTATTATTAAGGATAGCCGTCGATGATTCGAAAAGCGTCTGTAAATTCAATAAAAAATTCGGATGTAAAATCGACCAAGTCTTGGAACTCCTGCAAATTTCTAAAACATTGAAACTGGATGTGGTTGGATTTAGTTTTCATGTTGGAAGTGGATGTTCTGAACCAGGGATTTATTATGGGGCTTTAGAAGAATGTAGAAAGGCGGTAGATATGGCGGCTTCTCTCCAAATCACTTGTACGATGATTGATATTGGTGGTGGATTTCCATCCATTGAAAATGGAAATACAGATACGTTCGAGACGATTGCGAAATCGATCAAGGAGGGAATCGCAACTTTTTTTGAGGCAGATTATCCAGAGATGCAATTTATCGCCGAACCAGGTCGGTTCTTCGCAGGTTCTACACATACTCTTGTAATGAATGTTATTGGGAAGAAGAAAGTAATTGAAAATACTCTTTTAGAAAACTCATTAATAGAAACAAAATCAGAAGAACTCATTATTTATTATTTAAATGATGGAATTTATGGCTCGTTTAATTGTATTTTTTTCGACCATTCGAAACCGATTGTTTTGCCTTTTAATGAGAGAGATGGGACTCTGCATAAAAGCCGATTATTTGGACCGACATGTGATAGTATTGATTTAATTGCTGATGAAATAATGCTTCCAGAATTAGCGATTGGTGAATGGGTTTATGTGGAGAATTTCGGGGCATATACAGTAGCGGCCAGTTCGCATTTTAATGGATTTCATACAAATCTTTGTAAATATATCTTTCGATCGAATTGATTTTTTATTGTGTATATTATATAGTAAATATATGTTTAAAATTTTTAGTAAAGATAAAGGTAAAGTACAAGCACAAGTACCAGGACCAGTACCAGTAACAGTACCAGGGCAAGCACCAACAGTAACAGGACCAGTACCAGTAACAGTACCAGGGCAAGCACCAATAGTACCAGTACAAGCACCAATAGTACCAGTAACAGTACCAAGACAAGCACCAACAGTACCAGTACAAGCACAAGGACAAACTCCCGCAAAAGAAATATGTGATGCTAGGGAACAAACTAGAGAAGAAAAATTTCGTGAACTTCAAAGTGCCTCTACTAAAACCCTTGTTTGGAATGGACTTAGAAGACTGGTTAGTGTTCTTCCTATATTCGATAAAATTGTTAAAGTTGCAGATTTAGTGAAGACAACAGCTCACTATATTCAAACTGCTACAGGTGAACATATGATTACATTAAAAAAAAAATTTAACTCATATTTTATTGGGTTATCATCATCTTTAAATAAATATTTTTATGTTTTAAGAGCAAAAATAGAAGCAGCGACAATATATCGTAATTTGCTTTCTAGCCGTGCGGATTTATCTAGTAACGATATTAAAGTGTTAATCAATATTTATATGTTAGATATAACAATTATTGAAAATAAATTAGATGATTTAATTAATGTATTTTTACGTTTCAATATAAATAATATATTAACCAGTGCGGATATTCCAGGAACTCTTGAAAAATATGGAAGCGCTATAGACACAATATCTTTAAGTATTGAAAGTGCATTTACACTATTACACGCAAATTTGATTGTTAATAATACTTTAATAAACCAATTAAAACAAAAATTACACGAAAGTACAGAATTTTTTTTATTAAATTCTCAATTAAAAGCAGATGATTGTGATAATATAGATTTTCCATTAATGTTTGATGTTATATTAAAAACAAGTGAACAATTACAATTTGTATTTGATGCTGTAAGTACTTCAGTCGAATCACACATAAAGTTTAATAATAAAATAACCCAAGAAGATTTTGAAAAAATTAAACTCGCTAAAGACGCTGAAGTTAAAAAAGAATTAGGATGTACAGATAATCAAACAGTTGGACCAGTCGCTGGATTTGGAACGCAATGTTTAGGAAATAAAGGAGGTTCAAAAAAATCAAAAAAATCTAAACGATCAAAAAAATCTAAAAAACGAAAGACTTATAAAAGACGGAAATAGTTGCAATATATTTCTCTCAAATCATATTATTCCCAGGTATTTGTGCATCTACACGAGGAACAAATGTCGGATGGAACCATGGCTTCAATTCCAATTGTTTATAATTACGATCATGATGGAGAGGATTTGCGAGAGGAACAACAAGACTACTCTGGTCCTGTAAATATTTAAGATAGCCCATAGATTCATTATATACACGAGGAACTACATCATCCCAAACCAACTTATTTAAACGTTCAATTTGCCCCATTATATCATTTCCTAAATTCTCTCCATATTGGAAATAAATACTACGCATAATAATAGAAAGTTGTTCAACATTTTGTGGAGGAACAACGATTTCATTACCAGCAGTTTTAGACATTTTATATACTCCTGCGCGTAATCCATTTTGGATAATCTGAACATTTTCTGCAGAAAAATAAGTTCGTGCTAAAAGATTATCTTCCCAATCATTTCCCGAAAGTGCAGTATAATAACTCGCCGGTTTATTTTTCAATGCAATACGTTCTTGCATTCTAAACATAACATTTGGGTCTGGTTGAGAGATAATATTCACACGTCCATTATAACGTTGCATATCTAAAATCATTTGTTTTTTAGCTGGGTCTGTAACAATAGAATTAGATGTAATATATGGTGTAGCCATCTGTTATAATATGAATTTATATATATTCATATTATTTTATTTAACATTTTTATACATGTGTAAAAAATATAAAGTAATTAGATAATATATAAATGAAATTCACAGAGTTACTAATTTCGATTGTTGTATTTCTAGCGATTGTATCATTTGTAACCAATTGTAATGGCGAAGGATCAAATCCATTGACAAAAATATTCAAACGTTTGGGAATGATATGATAAATATACAAGGTTGTAAAAATAATCTAATGAAACATATATATATGGAATTTAATAATTTAGTTGTTATAATAGTTCTAGTTTTATTAATATTATTATTAATAATTTATGGTGTATTCTATACTAAAATTAATGCTAAACCTTATCCAGAATCACAAGATATTTGTCCTAAACAATGGCCTATTGATATTTGTGGTAATTGTGTAAATCCTACAGATAGTTCTGCGAATTCTTTAGTCGAAAATGATAGTTGGGTTACGAATACACCCGGATATACGATTTCGCCTAGTTTTGGTAGAGGCAGTTTTAATCCATATGATGGAGGATGGGCGTCATTTAATGGTGCTAAATCCGATATTTGTGGAAAACAGAGCTGGGCAAATACGAATAGAATAGAATGGAATGGAGTGAAAGAATATAATAGTTGTTAGAATCCATTGTATTCATTTATACATATATAAATTTATAATGAATATAGTAAATATAGATCGAAAATATATTCGATCTATATTATAATAATGAATAATAAAACAGAAACTAGTCTGAATGATAAAATAGAAATCAGTCCATTTATAAAAAAAATCGGTCAATTTAGTTATCAACAGATAGTTATAGGTGTAGCATGCTTCATATTTTTTATAACAATGGGTATATTTTGGTATTTTACTCCAGGAATCACTACTGTATATCCACCAGTAATGTCGAATTGTCCAACTGGATGGACACTAAATCCAAACGGAACTTGTAATATTCCTCCAAAAGGTGGAATGAATCTAGGAAATTTAATGGGTAAACCTATTTATAAATTAACTAGTGGAGGTATTACTACTTATTCAACAGATCCAAATTCTGGAGGCGTATTATTAAAAGATATATATGGAAATACTATTTTAGGTTATACGAAAAATGATATTCCTGGTGGATATGATGTCTCAAATATTCAAACTCCGGTAGTCGATTTTACATCAAACCAATGGGGACAATATGGCTCTGTATTATGTGCAAATTATCAGTGGGCTACTAAACATAATATTGAATGGGAAGGTATTACGAATTATAATCAATGTTGAAATTCTGTATATACTGTTTCCCGCTACTAATTTTACATAATAAATTTCTCTACTTTGGGTGGGTCATTGAAAGTATAGTCTATTTTAGTTAATTGATTCTGTTTTTGGAATAATATTCGTTTATCGTCTAAAACATCGACTTCATTAATTTCATTCAATAAATATCGCAGGTTACGTATTTCTGGTAGTAAATCGTTCGAATAGGATTCCATCGCATGATTGAGTATAGAATGATTACCAGATACTCCATATTCTTTTGTCCAGTCGTTTATTCTCGCTTTTAACTCTTCAATATATTGCTGTTTTTCAATGATTTTATCGGATCTCTCTTTATTTTCATAAATTTCTTCATATTTCTCTTGTAATTCTTTAAATACAGTATTATCTTCTGAATATTCTTTCATTATTTTCTTAAATCTATGTATTGATTCTTGTTCTGTAGTATAATTAAAGAGAGAATCTAATTTTTGTTGAATAGTTTCCGATTTCGACTCTTCAATGATATCTTTAAATCCTGTTAAAAAAATGTATAAGTCGCTGAATATACCCGCGAATATACGAATATTTAGATTACATGGATGTTCTGCGCCACACACGGCAGTATATTTACGGTCTTCTATCTTAAAAATAGTACCTTCTGGTGAACCAGGATTACCACAATTCACGCATTTTATTTTTAAAGAGCGTAGTCTATTATCAATTGCCTTTTTTCCTAAACCTTGATCTTTCGCCATTTTATAAATATCGCGTTTTCTTTGTAGTCTCCCCTTTTCATATTTCGTTTTTAATTTGAAAAATTTATTAAGGGCTTCTGTAATATTCTGGGGTTGATTTTCCGGTTCTTCGTCATTCTCTCTAACTGTTTTTAAATTTGGGTTATTTTCCATGCGTAAATCAGTAATTGTATCGGGAAAATTTTCGATGGATATCATCGTATTATTTTCACAATAAAGAGTTTGTAAATTTTCGATACCTTCTAAATCGAGTGTTTTAATCTGGTTATTATTACAATAAAGTTTCTCTAAGGAGGCCGGTAAATTTCGAATATCTGAGAAAAAATTGCTAGAAATATTCAGATATCGGAGTGAGGTAAGATTTCTAAATTCCAAGTGTTTTATTCCATTCTCTCGTATATCTAAAATAACAAGGTTTCTTGGTAAATCTTCTAATCCTATTAATAAATTTTTAGGACAAATCAATTCGGTAATTATATCCGGTAAATTACGGATGCTGGTGATATTCCCTTCCTTGAATTGAATAGATGTAATATTGGTAAAATTACATTCTTTTAGAATATGAAAATCGATATCACCAGTCATTGATTCTGGAAAAATGAGTTCTGTAATTGCGGGGTGAAGTCCTTCTAGTATTCCGAGTAGCTGTTCTTGTGCTGTATTATTTGTAGGATCTAATGCAACTTGGCGTTTTTCTTCTAAAAATGATGACATTTTACTAATACTATATATAATAATTTATACTATAAATAATTATATCTGTCGCTAATTATTAGATTTCAATCACTATAATGGTCGATTATCTAATGTAGGTAACGAGGTAATATCCGATTTCGATTGAATCGCGCGTTGGTTTTCTTTATAAAACCGGATTTTAGATAAAATATACTGCTGCTCTTTTATTTTCTTATTATATTCCTCTTCCGGTGTTAGTTTACTTCGATAGCAATAATATAAGACTAATCCAACGATCGTGATGAAAATAATAAAAATACCAATATTAAATGTATATTGATAGATAGATAACCGATTTTCATGACATTTTTGTAGGATTTCCGACATGTAATATCTGGAAGTAGGTTCTATAAGTCGGGGTCCTGACATTTATCTTTTATATAATAATATTGTTTTCAATTGTTAAAAAATACGAATATTATACGAATATTACTATTTATAAATAATATATTATTCTCTCAAACTGTATAAATAATTTACCATATAGTAACTATTCATGCGTTTCTCCATTTTATTCATATCTGGTATTTTTCTAAGTTTTATCCAAAACTCTGTCTCTCTGGCCTTCTCTTTTCATCCTAATCGGAATTTTCTAAAATCGTCTAAAAAATATCCAGTCTCTCGACAATACTATGAGAGATATATTCGTCGTCTGAATTCCCAGAATATTACTATACAGAATGATGCGATTTTAGGATTAAATGATGAAAATACCAATGGAGATAACTTGGAAGAATATGTCGATCCATTCTCTCATATACCACCGGAAAATATCGATCGATTTAAAAATGGTTCTCTCCGTATTATTATTAATAAAAATCTATTCAGAGGATTTGAAAAAGAAGCAACTTTACCGGGATTTAATGAAGCATTTATTCCGATTAATCCAATTCCGAAACGCGCATATAGTAATTATGGTAACGATAATTCAGACGAAGATTATGATGACGATGATAACCATAGAAAATCTAGGGGGAAGAAATCCAAGCATTTTGAAGTCATTAAAAAATCACCGATTTCCTTCAAAGATGTCGGTGGATATGACCTTGTGAAATCCGAACTCACTCAATGTATCGATCTCTTGAAAAATTATACGAAATATGCCGAATATAATGTACGTATTCCAAAAGGATTGATTTTAGAAGGACCACCTGGTAATGGTAAGACGATGTTAGCAAAAGCCCTTGCAGGTGAAGCAGATGTTTCCTTCATTCCTGTTTCTGGTTCGGAATTCCAAGAGATCTATGTCGGTGTCGGATCCTCCCGAATTCGTGAACTTTTCGAACTAGCAAAGAAAAATCGGCCATGTATTATTTTCATTGACGAAATCGATGCATTAGGGCGTGCACGTGGTAAAGATGGTGAATCCAGTTCCGCTGAACGCGATAATACTCTGAATGAACTGTTGGTTGCACTAGATGGGTTTAAGACTGCGAATGGTATTTTCTTAGTTGGCGCAACGAATCGTGCTGACCTACTAGATAAGGCACTTTTACGTCCTGGGCGTATTGATAAACGTGTCTATATTGGAAATCCCGATGAAAAAACCAGGAGGCCGATTATCCAAATGCATTTACAGGGTAAACCATGCGAAGAAACTGTGAATATTGATGACTTGGTCGAATTAACAGCGGGATTTTCGGGTGCTCAAATTGAGAATATCTTAAACGAGGCAATGTTGAATGCACTACGTAGTGGTCGAACCGTATTTTCAATCGCTGATTTAGATGTGGTATATAATAAAATGCTGGCTGGTTGGCAACCATCAGAACATGATTTCACAAGTGATATTATCGATCATATTGCTATCCATGAATTAGGTCATACGATTGTCGGGCTTATCTGTAAGCATCATGCGAAAGTAACAAAGGTGGTGATTAATCTCTCGTCGCCGACTTCTCCCGCATATACTATTTTTGAAACCGCGAATTCGAATATTTATACGAGAGAAGCCCTATTCGAACATTTGATGATTTTATTATCTGGTAGAATTGCAGAAGAGGCATTCTATGGGGTTTCTGTAACAACGGGTGCGATAAACGATTTCGAAGAGGCGCTTAAACTCGCTGAAAAAATGATTGTCTATTATGGACTCGGAGAGAAATTGATTTATCCAGTCAATAGCGAGAAATATAAGGAAATTATTGATAATGAGATAACGGGTCTCATACAAAACGCATACGGATATGCTGAATTTATTATCCATAATTCGAAAGATTTTATTTTGGAAGGTGCAGAACTTTTGAAAAAGGAAAAAACAGTATTGGCCGATGAATTAATGGATCTTTTGAAAAAGAAATATGCGTATATTTTCCAACTGAAAATGATGAACTAAAATGATAAACTAAAGTGATGTATTGAGAGAATATCCGAAATAAATAAAAATCTCTCGAAAAAATAAATATAAATATTTTTACTTATATTTATGAATGTCCAAAACACAACCTTCTATTTCTTCTTTTTTCATGGATAAAAAATCCATTGATTATTATGTCTATACAGATGGCGCTTGTTCTAAAAATGGTTCGGCAGATGCAAAAGCAGGAATCGGAATCTATTTTGGGCCAGATGATCCCCGTAATGTATCAAAACGAATAAATGGAAAACAGACGAATAATACGGCTGAACTTGGCGCGATTATCGAAACATATTCTATTATACAAAATGATATTTTAGAAGGTAAAAATATTTGTATTGTTTCGGATTCAGAATATGCAATTCGGTGTATAACCTCCTATGGCGAAAAATGCGAGAAAAAATTATGGAAACTCGATATCCCAAATAAAGAATTAGTGAGAGAAGTCTATGAATTATACAAAGGAAAACAAAACATACAATTCATACATGTACAAGCACATACAGGGAATACAGATATTCATTCTTTGGGAAATGCCGGTGCGGATGAATTAGCGAATCTCTCAGTAATGAGAGAGGTCGGACAAGATATATATTCTCACCAGAATAACTATGATACTGAAAAGACAATACAAAAAATATATCTAAATGTACCTTTCGTTAAAAAAGACGAAGTTAAAAAAGAGGGTGCAAAATGGGACCCAAATAAAAAGAAATGGTATATTTTGGAAAATCATCCAAAAAAAGACGACCTTCTCTCAAATTTTCCGATTCATAAATAAAATCGCAGCTAAAAAGATTCCGAAAAAATTCTTGGAAAATAAGTCTAAAATATTATATGCGATATTTTTTATACGATAGCTCATAAATGCAGCAACTCCATATAATGCCCAAATAAACGAGAAATAATAAAATGTGGTTCGCCCAATTTCCGTAAATCTCGCATAACGATCATAAATAAGCCAAAACATCCAGAAAAAGGGAATAAATCCGAGAGAAATCCCGAGAAGTTTATTGATTTTACCCATCTCTTCTAAATATCCAAAACCTAACATCATTGTATTGAGTGCAAAAATCGGTAATAATGTAGAAGTATTGTTTTGGATAATTTCAAAGAGAGATTCTGTATTTTCATTTTTCGATTGTTCTAAATCTGAATCCAATTTTTTTGATTGCTCCATACGTTTCAAATATATCAAATA